GAGAAGATACCAGAAGACGCTAAGAATACTTCATCGTTTTGGCGAATGTATCGTGGATTCTGGTGTCCTGCTGGTATCACAGATCAGATCTACTCTGAGGTTGAGATACTTAACTCGAATGCTACAGGCAAGGCAATATGGCTTGATAACGACAAGGTTAAGGTAGCGTTCCTTGATCCATCCTTTACGAATGGTGGAGATAGAACCGTTCTGTACTTCGGAACGGTTGGTAAGCTGGCAGAGCCACATGGTTATCGTGGACTGCAATACGACGAGTACCTTGTGTTCAGCGAGGATGTTACCGACAAGTCTATGACCAGATCTCAGCAAGTTGTGCAGTGGTTCCGTAATGAGTGCTTGGCAAGAGGCGTTCAGCCAAAGAATGCAGGATACGATAAGTCCGGTGCTGGTGGGCCGCTAGGAGACTTTATCTCGGTAGCATGGTCAAAAGACGTATATGGCCTTCAATTTGGTGGGCGAGCATCAGATAATCCAGTGTCTGCCTACGATCCAACTCCATCGCACGAAAGGTATGTCAACTCAGTATCCGAGATTTGGTATTCAGCTAAGGAATATATGCGGACTGGTCAGATCAAGGGAATCGGTGATGATCTACTACGAGAGATGTGCATGAGAAAGCTCGATCCAAATGGTGAGAAGAACCTCGCTCTCCGTATCAAAGTTCTGCCTAAGTCTGAAATGAAATCAAGGTTCGGCATATCACCCGACATTGCTGACGCTGGGATGGGCCTTCTAGCCCTCGCAAGAGAGAGATTGAACCTAGACAGCACTCAAGCAACAAAAGCGTTAAATACGAACAATAAGACGGCAAGCTCTGGATGGAAGCAAGCGTTCAATAAGTTCCGATCTATCTATTGATCAATCCTTGCTGTTTGTCTCGGTGGAAGATCACAGCATCCTCGCGGATAATGTGATTGTCTCTTGGGAAGATATGCTGGTGACACCCTCCTTTTGAGTAATGGCCATAGGTATGTTGGATCAATGGCGAGAAAGAAACCAATGGTTTAATGTTCTTAATTGTCCATCCGTCCCATCCATCTGCCTTAATCCCCGCCGGTATCAGCTTTCTCGCAAGACCTCCATACACTCCAATTCCTCCGACAATATCGTGCGGCGGATGAGTATCGCTTGAAAGCATAATGTGTTTTCCAAGTTTCCTATACTCAGACTCAAGTGCGGCAACCCATCCTCCCTTTAGCGGGATGCTATCAGGTTCAAGCCAAATGAAAGGCTCGTCACCCATTGCGTTAAATGCCTGCTGCAACGCATGATTGTTTCGTTCTGGATAGCTTGTAACCTTCTCGTCGTTTTGGATAATTTTGACGATAGTTCCGTCTAACTGCTTGCAGTATTGAACAAGTTTATCAACTTCTGCTATTTGTGACTTTGCCTTAACGATTACAGCTTGCATAAAACCATTTCAATAAAAGCCTCAACTCCATTGGACTCTTCAAACGTCTGATCTGTATTCGGAGATACGCTATAGTTGTAGTTATTGTCTATTAGCATTACCCTCTTAGCGTAACAAATGTGTGATAGTTTTGTCAGAAACTTGTATATATTTATATGATGCTTTGATGGACTCTGCTCAAACGTAAAACTCCAAGTGCTTTTGTGGTCTGGATTATATCGAGACGGCCATACTCTTCCCTCATACAACGTCCAGTCAGGGATTGATATGATTGCGTGTCCACCAGTCTTAACGATCTCTAGCCACTCTACCATCGCGGCATAGGGGTCATGCATATGCTCTAAGCATTGTGATGCGTGTAGGTAATCAAACTTGCGAGTAAAGTAGTCTGCTATCTTGTTAGCATCACCCTGCTCTTGATCAAACGCCATGCAGTTGTCATCCCACACCTTGTCCGGCCCACATCCAACATCTATTCCATCACCAGTGATAATCTGACTCCAGTTGAAGATTCCCAACTCATCCTCGATCATCCTTCTCCGCATTGCTTTGCTTGTCTCGTTCATATCTTTTCAAGCAATTCCTTTACACGATTAATGTCATTAGCACACCTCTCCATGACCGCATCAGGTTTATTTTCAGTAATTGTTTCTGCAACGATCATATCTTCAATTTCCAACTTCTTTCCGGTAATACCATTATTCCTTGCATGGTTTACAACAACGTCGAGTGCATAGCTGTTAAACAACTTTCCGTTGATCGTTAAGTTCCAGCCACCATGAGGTGAGTCTTGCTTGTTTACCTTTGCCTTTGGTCGCTCTGTCTTAATCTTAACTCCAGCTATCTCTGTATCAATAGTTCCGTTGTAGCAGAATGTAGCGTTGTATCGTTTATAGATACAGTCTGGTTGCCACAAGCAAACCTCTTGAATGCTGCGGTGCTTTAGTCCTTCTGCTACGCAATTCGCTGAACTCTGGTTTCCGATAAAACAATCAGAGCTATTGATCGCAGTTGCAAGATGGAGATAGTCTTTAATCACAAGCCTATTAACCTTGCCAAACCTGCGGCAAAACAATTCATACTCATGGTCGTGACCAACAAACAGAATTCTGTCTCCAAGTGTTTTAACAAGATATATCCAAGGGAATAGTGGATTTGCATATCGCTCTGTCTTGTTAACAATAATCGTCCCATTGTATTTAGATTCTTTAGGAGCGGATAGCCATTGTTGTGAGAGATCTGTTTTCTGATTAACCCATGTTGCGTGATGATATGCAAGCGGAACTCCCCACGGAAGTCCTTGCTTCCTAAAGTCAACGAATGACTTATCAATGTCTTGCGATTTAAAACTATCGCATTTATTGATATATGATTGAAACTCGATAAGAGGAGTCAGTAACTTGACTGCTTTTGGATTGTTCTGAATGTAGTAATTCGCGTTATCTGAGGCCGCCTTAACTACCGCCAAGCTTAAAACAATATCACCAAAGTCTCGTTCGTGTAAGAAGTTCATGTCTCTATTCGTTTCCAGCAATATTTAATGTTGTCAAAATCACTCTTTATTTCTTCAGTCAATCCCTCCCTCTGCACATCTATAGGGACATGTACGGCAGCTTTCAATGAACAACTACATACAAGGCAAGCACCAAGATCATTGTCTCGCTCTGTCTTTCTGTTCCCAATAATGGAACTCATAAGCGTAATAACAGCACCCATACACGCTCCACATGAGAACTGAAGCGTAACATTCATTGGGCAGTTAGCGCAGATAGAAGCCCTATTCTCGGCCTCTGCTTGCGTTACAAATGCACTCTTACCGGACAACGTAGATTGCGCCCACGCTTTCATCATGCCCAAGAACGACAATACTGATGTCAGTGAAAGTTTCCTTCTTCGTATCTTCTTCATATCAATCCTTCGGCATGACCTGCCCCAGTTTGCGTTCTGTTTGCACATCTCGGAAATGAACTCGTCCTCCCATGTTGGAGTAAGGAAGATTCCGTTAGCAGCAAGATGGTCTTTGTATGCGTTGCAAATAGACTTGTAGTCGTAATGCTTGAACTCAATACCTGTCTGCGGGACTTTAATCTTCCACCCGCTAGGAGGGGAAGTTGACTTGTCAATATACTCGTATTCAATCATTCGTTCCTTGATCGTTTCACAGCGCGAACTGCCATATCAGAAGCTCCGTTGACTTCGATTCCATCAATTGAATATCCATTAACATATTTATCCAGTTCCTTAGTATAGTTCTTTACGTCCATAGTTTCAAGTCTCTTTCGATTCTTGAACATCTTGTCAGATACAACGCGCCCATACTCACGGACATATAATTCAAATTCCTTATCTGTTAGCGGTTCTTCAAATTTCTTTTGAGCGTTTGTCCTTGTTGGAATTGGAGGCCCGTCACCCTTCTTGAGAACCAATTGATTAAGTTCGTTCTCTGGAGTATTTTTAGGGAATGACATTACTACTGGAGATCCAAGTTTAAATAACCTATCACCCCAGTCGTCAGCACGAATTGGCTGACCAAAAGCATTGAGAGCCTTTGTTCCAATTGCAGGCCCAATAACAGGGATGTTTGAATATATTGCACCTTGAACAGATGACTTATCAATTGGGCTACTAATGAAGTCAGATATATTCCTTGCAAGAGAAGTTCCAAAAATGGGAACAAATGTTTTTCCGAAGTATCCGATTTGACCAAATAGGTTAGGAACAATTTTGTCGCTTTGCTTTGCTTCAAACAAAGGTTTGCTAAACGCAGCCCACGGCCCCCTTTGACCAAGTGCTAAAAACGCTGAGCCAATTACATCTGCCGCTGTTTCTAAATCTGCTGGAGATTTCCTTGCTTGATTTAGTTTCTCCTTAATCCTTGCAT